TAAATAAAAAACCTGTTTTATATCGTGCGGGTGATAAAATTTCTGATGCAGCAGCAAAGGAGCTTGACCTTGCCAATAAACCCCTTTTGGCAATCAAGGCAAAACCGACAAAATAAAAGCGCTTTTTGGGGGATGGTTTGTCGGTATTCCGTCCCCCTTTAAAAACCGACAAAGGAAATAAAATGCTTAACCTTAAGAAACCGCAGATGTCGGATATGACATTTCGGCGTGAGTTTACAAATGATTTAAATTTTTTATCAGAAACAAGTGCAACATTTATAGAGATTAAATGTCGTGCTGGTGGTTGGATTAATCCAGAGCTAACAAAAATGCGTGATGATGTGCAGACTTACAAGCAAGCTAAATCATTAGAAGCTGCTAAAGAACTAAAGGACGCTGGTAAATATGCTGAAATGGCAGCAAAAACCGAGCGTGAAGTCGGCAAGAAGTTGTTTGAAGCTATTTATGATGCTTGCGTAATTTCTTGGGATACAAATATTCAAAACGATGGCGGCAAAATGAAATTTGATAAAGATCATTTTTTGGCGCTGGCAGACGTAAGGATTGATGAAATATCTGAGTATTTTATGGACTTTTCAAAGTATGTTGATGATCTTTCTAACTTTCGCGCAGAAGCAGATGCGGTAACGGAAAAAAACTAATCAACGCGCTTTTATGGTCTTTTAGGTACTCTGAGAAAGATGAGGCTTACTTGATAGCTAAAGGCGCAAGTGAAATTAACGACAAACCAATTCCTGAGAATATGACCGCTTGGCTTGCTTTTCATATGCTGCGCGGTTCTAGGCAAATAGGTTACGGCACGCTTTCCCCTATACCGTTCAGTGAAATTATGTCATATTGCACTCATATCGGTTTAGATGACGCAATAGAAAGACAACGCCTAGCTAAATTTATAATGGCCTTGGATAGTACGGAGCGCAAGCATTATGGCAACTCTCAGTCTTAACATTGACGCAAAAGGCGCAACTACTGGCGCAAGGCAATTTAAATCTGCAACTAATGATGTCAAAGCATCAGCATCAAGCACAGCAGTTGAGGTTACTAGAGCCAGCGCCGCAATTGATAGAATGGGCGCATCGGCTGGCGCAAAAAGATTTGTTTTTCAAAATACTGCAAATCAGATTGGCGATATAGCGGTTCAAGCATCTATGGGAACTAATATTTTTAGGGTTCTTGGGATGCAGTTGCCGCAAGTTGCTGGTGGCTTTGCTCTGCTAGGTGGAGTGTTAGGTACAGTTGCGCCCGTTTTAGGAATTGTAGCGGCTGTTGGTTTTCCTCTAATAGCTATGTATACGCAAATGGGGTCAAAAACTACTCAACTTTCCGCAGCAACAAAATTAGCAGCGCAAACCTTTGACACTTTAAAGTCGCAAACAGCTAATTTAAAAAACGAAATACAACTTTTAAATAGTGAGTACAGTAACACAACGCAAATTGTTTTGGCTAATGCAATCACAGCACAAAGAGAGGAGGAACTTAGAATAGGCAATGAGATTGTCACAATGCGCGAAAATATGGAAACATTATCAGCTACCGGATTCGCTAAAGCGGCTACTAGAGAAGCTGAGAAAATTAAAGCCAGCCTTAAAGCAATTCAATTAGTTCGTGATGAAATCGAATTGCGAGAAACGGAATTAGAGCAGAACAAGATAGCCATTGCAGAACTTAAAAATCGTTCCGAAGCAATAAAAGAGGAAAAGGAAGCTGCGGAAAGGTTAGCGAAAGCACAAGGGGAAGTGCGTAAAACGACAAGAGAAATACTTATGTTTGGTGATGGATTAGAGAACATTGTTAATATTTCCCCTGCGGTTCAAAAATCTATTTCAGATATAACAAAAGAAATAGTAAGATTTGGCGATGGTTTAGAAGAATTACCTGATCCTTTTGAAGAAACTAGAAAATCCGTGGCGTCTGTGACAAAAGATATAATGATGTTTGGTGATGGATTAGAAGATGCGTTTGTAGAACCCGAAAAAAAGGCAACTTCTGCCGCAAAAAAAATAGGAAGAACTTTTAGCAAAGAACTTTCACCAGAAGTAAAAAGAGTTGTTGATTTGTCAGAAAGTATTGGGTCATCTTTTGAGAAAAGCATGATGTCGGCTGTTGAGGGCACTTTGTCTTTAAAGGACGCTTTTCGATCCTTAGCAGCAGATATTATTTCCGAGCTTTATCGTGTTTTTGTAGTTAAACAAATTACGGGATTTATTACGCAGTCAGTCCAACAGGCTTTTGGAGTATCGCAGCTTGACCAAGGAATAAGTTTGCGGCCTAGAGCTAGGCCAGATAATATTAGCGCAGTTTCAGCTTTTGGTGGCCCTGTTAATCCATCACAAGGCGTTGTTGTCGGAGAGCGTGGGCCAGAGGTATTTTTCCCAAATTCTAAAGGGAATATAATTCCTAACAAAAATTTAAATAATAATGTAATAGTAAATCAAACAATAAATGTTAATACTGGAGTTCAGCAGACCGTAAGGGCCGAAGTTCTTGGCCTTCTGCCTCAAATATCAGAGGCATCAAAGGCCGCTGTTTTAGATGCAAAACGGCGTGGCGGCTCATTTGCGGGAGCATTTTAATGGCAATCACCTATCCAAGAACGCTTCCAACTCATACTGGTTTAATGAGCATTACGTTGAGGGCTGTTAATCAAACCGCTGTTACGGGTTCGCCATTTAGTTACAAGCAGCAAATCCATAATCATTCGGGGCAGAGGTGGGAATGTGAAATTCAATTACCACCGATAAATCGGTCAGATGCAGAGATATGGCTTGCTTTTCTTTTAAGTTTAAATGGAATGGCTGGTTCTTTTCTTTTAGGCGATCCACTTGGGGCAACGGCTTCTGGCAATCTTGGCGGCACGCCTTTGGTTAATGGCGCAAGTCAAACGGGTGCTTCACTTAGTATTGATGGTTGTAGCAATAACATTACAAACTGGCTTAAAGCTGGCGACTACATTCAGCTTGGCGGCGGGGCAAGTGCAACGCTCCATAAAGTTCTAACAGACGTTAATACCAACGGAAGCGGTCAGGCTACGTTAGACCTTTGGCCGTCTGTCAGGGTAGCGCCGTCAGACAACGCAAGTGTGACAACATCAAGTCCGAAAGGCCGCTTTCGTTTGAACAGTGGTCAGCAAGATTGGAACATTAGCAGCGCCCAAATTTACGGAATTACATTTGCAGCAATCGAGGTAATCCCGTGAGTCGATCATTAAGTACGGTTGCAGACGTTCTTGAGCTTGATGAAATATTCCCGTTCTTTGCAATAGAATTAATGTTTGACGAGCGAAAAACAGTCTTTGCTGGAAGCGTTATTCAGGCTGGTCCTCTTTATTTATGGACGGGGCTAGGCGATTTAGTGGTAGGCAGTACAACCTATTCTGGAACAGGCAATATGCTGCAAATCTCTGAGGTTACTGAGACAGCCGATTTGCGTGCTGCTGGCGCCACTATCACACTGTCGGGTGTTCCTAGCGAAACGGTTAGTTTGGCTCTTCAAGAACCTTATCATGGTCGCGAGTGCCGCATTAAGTTTGGCATCCTAGACGCTAACCAAAACAAGACGCTGAACGAAGATGGCGAAGCTATTTTGCTAGAAGATACAAGCGACATCGACAACTCTGTTGGTACAGTAAGTTTACTTATTGATTTGTTTACTGGTTATATGGATGTGATGGATATTACGGAAGACCCAGAAACATGCGTAATTGCTTTAAAGGTTGAAAACAAACTTATTGATCTGCAAACAAGAAAAACAAGAAGATACACATCAGAATATCAAAAAAACTTATTTCCTAACGATAATGCTTTTGATTACTTAAATGATTTACAAACCAAAAGAATGACTTGGGGCGGCGAATGAATTTTAATGATTATATAGAAAGCGTTAGAAACAAGGGATTTTCTTGGGGCGACCATGATTGCATCACTTTTGCAAACAAAGCCTGTGCGCTTCAAATAGGGCATGGGTTTGCAGATGAGTTTCTAGGAAAGTATGAAACCGCAAAAGGAGCGATGCTTACTTATCGGCGTTGGTTAAAAGCAACACACTACGCTGATTTGGTTGCTGGCGTTGATGATCGTTTAAACCGCTTGAACACTAACATGCCGCCTATAGGTTCGATTGTGGCAGAGCCTTTCAAAAATAAAAACGGTGTTCTGCCTATTCAGTTTGGCGTTAGCCTTGGTCGTCTATGTGGTTTCGTTGGCAAAAGGGGATTAGTGTTTGCAAAGTCGTCTAGTCGCATGATGTTTTGGAGTGTCCAAAGTGGCTGAACGTAAAGATAGAGAGCGATTTTTTGGCGCTGTAGCTATGGCTGCATTTTCTACAATTGCGGCTGGCGTTGCGGCTGGC